GCACAACCAGAGAACACCTATGCCCCTTCAGATGAAGTGGTGTTCCCCGCCCAGAGGCGTGTGACTAACTGACTGCAGGCCCTAGCACGTTTCGTTACTAGCGTTGTTAGCAGCGCCCCCGGTTTCAGCTAACCGGCAATACATTCCTATCCTACTTTGTTTTTATGCCAGGACCACAGCGGCCAACTGTGGTGGAACTGGAGTTTTCAATTTTTCTCACGGTTTCTCTCTTTTTGTTTGGTTTTTGTGGCCTCACGACCTATCTTTTGGATTTTTACTTTGCGAAATTTCTTTACATGAGGTATGGGGTGACGGTGATCAACGACTTACTACACGCCCCGGTGAAAGTACCGAGAAGCGTGACAGACGCTGTCTTAGATGAATCCAAGATCTCCACAGCAAAAGTTTGCGTGGCGATGTTTACCGCCGGCGTACCACCACTCATGACTGTGCGGTAGTACGTTGCCCCGGTTGGCATTGTGTAGAGACTACAGTTAGTGGTGACCGGTGAGCCACTGAGATCCGCAACTGTGAAAGTCGTCGTCGCGATCAACATGACCTGTATTAAAAACCGGCCCGTCAGATGAGCTGGGAAAGAGATTGTCTTGACATTTGCAGTGACTGCCAATGTACCGAAGTTAACCTCAGTTCCATTAAACCAATTATTCAAATCCATCGTCCCCGTGTACGACAGAGCCGCCGATCGCGCGACCGACGTGACGTTGCTGGAAACGATGGGCTTCTTTAGCTCAATCTCGTATGTGCACCATAGGTCACCAAGGACCATATCATTTGTCTGTTGTCCTGAGACACATAAGTGCGTGGTGCCAAGATCGTACAGTAGTTTACTGTCCCCGTCTGGCACCGCATCTGTGCGTACGTACTGGATGTTGAATGGATTCTCCTTCGGATCACACTCAATTGGGTGGCAGAATGCCTCACTCGGCACCGCCTCACTACTCCAATACTCGTTGAGCACCTCCATCTTATTGGCTGGTGGAGCATCGTTGGACCGATATGACGTTTGCAACATCACAGTACCTAACGCAGGGTTGGTACCGGACACCGCTGTGCCACTGGTCGGAACGTAATGCCACACAAGACCTCGGATCTTGTACTCTTGGAATCTGGCAGCGACACCGGCAAGCCAGGGGAATGTTTCCACTCGCCCAGGGTTGATGTCGTAGGATCCCCGCACTGTGAAGGTATTATACCCTCGCACTTCTGTCACAAACTCCTTGTGTCGGACGATGACAGACTGTCCTTCCGCATGCATACTCGGTATGCTGGCATTGCCTTTCAGTGATTGTGATACCACCGAATTGCTAGCCACTTTGTAGTCACCACTACCAAGCCAGCGACTAAGAGCCGCGCCAAGACCAGTACCAACACTCGTACCCGTGGTCGGCGCCCCAAAAAGTGACCCAACGGCTCCCCCGCCAAGTCCACCAAGGGTGCGTAAAGCAGCTCCAAGCCTAGTGACCTCATTCTTTTTATTCGTGGCCTTCTTCGCCACGATTTTTACTCGCATTTTTCGATTTTTCTTCGGCATTCTCTCTCAATCAGTTATGTTGTAGGGGAATACCCCAGCCTTTACGGCAAGAACTCCCTCAACTGCGGTGTGTAGTTGAATATTTCATCGACAGGTTCTTCAGGGACAAGCTCGTACGTGTTCAAGTGCTCCTCAAGACACACCTGTTCATCGGGCGTAATGCCCCACGCTTCGTATACCTGTACCCTGGTCCACGCGTCTGGTTCACGAAAGTGCTCGGCCATGCCTTTCGACATTAGCCTCATGCCAGTGGCAAAGGTTGGATCGTCCAGCATATTGCTGGCACGCATGCAGCCAATCCTCTGGTACGCTTGGTAGAAGTTTTGCAGCACCGGGACTCCCCCAGTCAGCCACAATCCTCCAGTACCAACTGCAGTACACCACTTCTCCCTGTGGACAGGGTTCGTGATTATATGTACTGTCAGACTATCTTTGCGGAGTGTAGAGCGGATGTTTCTAACCATTCGGCAAGAGTCTCCAATCTCAATAGGGTGCATTTGGCAGAACTCAATCTGATGTAACTCGTACACCGGCTCTTCAGCCACCATTCTAAAACCCATCTCCATGAACCAGTCGTTCAATCCATCGTTGAATTTTCCCATGTCGCCACTCTCCATAATCACGACACAGTCATCACCGTTGTTGAGTAACTTGACACTAACTCCACGACTACGTGCGTATGCATGAATCATAGCACACATCAAAAGGCAATTGCCTAAGCCGGTGTTCATGTCGCCACTGAACCGCTTGCCGGTGACTGAATACTTGAGACTCCCATCTCCACAGTACCCAGCACCTCGATTGTTCATTTGCCATCGCAGTAATTTCTTCAAGAACTTATCCCGAGGGAAGATCGAAGTGTATATACTGTGCTCCCAAGCTAGAGCGGCAGGCGACACGTGCATGTCAAATTTGGTGGCATCCAATCCTATAGCCACCGGGTTCTTGAAACTACGCCATTTCCCACGAGCAATGTTTCCTATTTCATCAACATTAAACCCTTTCATCACTGTGGGGCCATCCCCGTATACGCGCCGAATCGCATCATACAACTTGTGCTCAACAGCCTTAATATACCGACCAAACGATAGATTGTAAGCTGGATCACGTGGTTGGATGCAACGTGGTGCCTTCTCAGGGTTGACTAACTCCATCTTAACAAAACAGATGGAGCGTGCGTCGCTTCTACTCAAACCGATCTGGGTTAACTTTCGCATCGCATTCTCGTATATCGTGCGTCGACGACCAGAGTACGTCTCCAATACTTGATTGAAGGAAAACTTGGTGGTTTCTCGCATGTTATCCAATAACGCTGTTTTGAACTCAGTCAACCGCTCCGCGAACAGACC